TGGGTTAACATGATCTTGTCAACGCCGCTTCCCATCATGAAGTGGGTGGCACCAGAATGAAAATCGCCCGTCCTGACACTGCATTTTCATTGCAGCCCAAAACAGCCAAGGCCCGCAAGGACAAGGGGTATTTGGCATGGCTTCACAGCATCCCCTGTATCGTCACTGGAGTGCTTCCGGTTGAAGCTGCGCACCTTTCCGCAGCTAACCCAAAATACGGCCACATGGGGCGCGGAAAAGGTCAGAAAGCCCATGACCGTTGGGCGCTGCCGCTGTCTCAAACGGAGCATCTATATCAACACTACATTGGAGAAGATGTATATTGGAATGTGAACATTCACTCGAAAGGCATCAATCCATACCTCACCGCCCTTGTTCTCCATGGCCTATATCTTGACGGCATGGAAGCATCAGACGCGGCAAGGATCATCAACCAGATTTCAAGAGGCCAATCATGACGAACGAAGAAGGCTGGGAATATTATAAAGAAACAATGCCGTTGCGGCTATCCGATGCCGAACTCCTGCGCCAAGCAGGAGAGGCGCTGCGTTCAGTTTTGGGCGCTTGTGATCAAGGGCACATGGTTTCAGGCGGCGCGGGTGCAATGAGTATAGAGGCAAACATTCGCGGAAGCAAATATAACGGTGTTCCAGCTTGGCCTATTGAGGAAGCCCGCGCCATCCTAGCCCTTATTGATGCGAGGGCGAAGACTTGATCCACTATCACGGAACACCAATCACACCCCGCGCTGAATTGCAGAAGATGGCCGGAATGCACTTTTGCGTTTCGTATGCCGCAAAGCAGGACGCCGACTGGTGCTTAGCCAATGGTCAATCGGTCATGTTGGACAATGGCGCGTTTTCAGTCTGGAAACAGGGCCGAGAACTTGATCTTTCGAAGTTTGCAGATTGGGTTGAGCCGTATCTAGGCCACCCACATTGGGCGGTTGTTCCTGACGTGATCAATGGGACAGTTGAGCAAAATCTTGAACTCATTGAGCAATGGCCGCATCCGCGTGAATTATCAGGCGTGGTCTGGCATTTGAATGAGCCAATAGATCACCTCTTGCATTTGTCCCGTATGGGCTTTGGCAAGATATGTTTCGGGTCAACCGAGCAATTTGATCCAGTTGGATCTAGATCATGGGAACGCCGCGCGGATGAGGCATTCAATGCCCTCGCCAAACATAAAAACTATTTGCCGTGGGTCCACGCGCTTCGCGGACTTGCCTTGGCTGGTGGTCGGTGGCCGTTTGCATCTGCCGACAGCACCAACGTTGCGCGGAATTTCAAAAACATAGGTGAGCGCGTTTGCCCTGAAAGAATGGCGCGCGGCCTCGATTCAATCCAATGCCCGGTGAAATGGACTTTACGGGCCGAACAGAAGGATATGTTTCATGCTTAAAAAAATAGCCGCTTTCTCGGCTTTTGTTGCCACCATTCCGGCCGCCAATTGGCTTATCGGAAATGTCGGAACCGAGTGCATACCAAACGGCCCATGCCTCATTCCGGTAGGTTTCGGCCTATCCGCCCCATCTGGAGTTTTGATGATCGGTGCGGCTTTAGTCTTGCGCGATATGCTACAGGATATCGGTGGTGTCCGGTTGGCAAGTTCCGCCATTCTGATCGGCGCGATTTTGTCTTGGTTTGCCGCTGTGCCGGCGTTGGCTGTTGCATCAGTTGCCGCCTTCGCGCTTGCCGAGTTTGCCGACTTAGCCGTTTACACCCCGATTCGACGAAAAGGGCTTTGGGCGGCGGTCCTGATGAGCGGCGTCGCCGGGGCATTCGTTGACAGCGCTGTTTTCCTTTGGCTGGCGTTTGGGTCTCTTGACTTCATGACGGGCCAAGTTGTCGGAAAACTCTGGATGACCGTTGCCTCGTTGCCTCTGATTTACGGGTTTCGCGCGATTGATGCGAGGGCGAAGTGATGGATACGTGCGAGACGTGCAAGTTTTGGGCGTTGCGTGAAAATGACGCACAAGCAATTGCTGGTTACTGCCGACGCTATCCGCCATTTGCACCAAGCGAGTTTAGGGTTTTTGAAAACTTGGTTCGCTCAGTTCGAGCGGAACACTCGTTTGAAATAGTGCCAAGTTCAGAATTTCTCAATGATGCATGGCCGAACACAAGCGCAAGCTCATGGTGCGGCGAACACACCCCAAAGGAATCCGGCCATGACTGACACACCAGAACAGATAGCAGAATGGAAACGGCTGGCTGATGCGGCTGGATGAACGTTTTGGAGTTGAAGGGTGATTGATTCCGCAAAATAATTTGTAATCTGTCCCGCACCTGTGTTGACATAACTGCGGAATTATTCTACATTGCAGTTATTGAACCAGGAAACACGGAAATGACCGCACAGCTTAAGAACCTCGAAAAGCAAGAGCGCAAAATGTGGAATGCCATGATGAACGGTAGCGCAGAAGATTCCAGCACTGTTTATGGCAAGGAAGGCAAGAACTATCTTGCGTGGTGCGCGGCAGCAGATGAATGCCGCGAATATCGCGAATTGAACAACATAAAAGAACGGTGGGCTGCGTGACACCCACCGAGTTCAAAACCATCCGCACAAGCGCAGGGCTGTCACAAGCAGCCCTCGCAGCCATGATTGGCAAAACCCGCGATATGGTTGCCAGATACGAACGCGATGCGCCAATCCCGCTTCTTGTGAAGCGCTTTATGCAAGACCTCAACCAGAAAGGCCATAGCCATGACTGACATTCTCAATCGGCTTCAATCAGAGCCGGATACACTTGTCTGCTCACATTGGGGTCGGCCAGTTCAAGAGCATCCGTACCTTCCATTAAAGTTCAACGGCGAAGTTAAGCAGTTTGATGGCAGTTGGGTTGCTTCATCGGATGCAGAACCTTTGTGGATTTATTTCCAAGCGGATGGAGGAACACAGCCACCGCTGCCGCATACGAATTGGATGACGGCTAAAACGCTTTTGAAGGACTTGCGCCCATGACTGACCTCTCCACGCAAGCCCGCGAGATGATTGAGCGGCTGGAAGACGGAACGAAACTATCTAGCGTCGTCAACGCGCAAGCCGTCGCGCTCATCCGCAACCTGCTGGCAGAGCGGGAGGCGAAGGCGCAGCAAGAATATGATGCCGGTCAGGCATTTGAGGAATACGGTAGCGCGGAAGAAGGCGCTTGCCTCTATGACCTTTATGCCGAAAACCGGCAATTTGCTTCGCAGGAACCGCCAAAAAGAAACGCTCGCGGCGGTTGGGATTATTCGGTTTAACCCGCTACCACTCCCCAAGGAGGCATGAATGGACAGGAATGAACTGATTGAGGCAATGGCGCGGGCGATACACGAAACAATGACCGGCCAAGCAATTTTCGAGTATCTGGACAATCCGTTTGACGCTAGCGCAATTGCATCCGCCACCCTCACCGCCATCGAAGCGCAAGGATTGGCTATTGTTCCGGTTGAGGCGACTGATGGCCAGTCAAATGTTGGAGGTTTGCAGATGATCAAGGCAGACAACGCGGCGGGAATTTATCGGGCCATGATCGAAGCAGGCAAGGTCTGATGCACATTGAACGCCTTGCCATACGGTACGCTAAATACGGGGCTTTGGGCTTGGCTTTGTGTGTGGTTTGGAGATTGATATGATGGACTGGCAACCGATTGAAACTGCTCCAAAAGATGGAGCATGGGTTTTGGTCTATTGGCCTACCATGCCGATTACAATTTACCCAAAGACTGCATTCAATTGTGGGGATGAATACGGTTGGGATACTCCCGACGATTATGGGCAAGTTTACCCAACCCACTGGATGCCAATACCCGCACCGCCCGTTGTTGACGTCAAATCCACCGATGCGCCCTAGCCCATTCAACAATGCGGCGGACAGGCAACTTTCCAAGCATGGCTAGGATAACGATCGTTATGCCAATGTCTGCAGCAATGAATATGGCAACCCCTACACTTGCTGACATGCTAGCGCCCTGCTCCGATAAAAGCAGGTTGCCAGCGCCGCCGCTTGCAAATGCTGCAATGCAGATACGTAATTCCAATATGACCAGTGCAACCCAAGCCGGATTGAACCGTCCATAGCGCCCGCAATCACCAGCCCGTCCAATGCCAACATGATGAAAAAACACAAGCCGGTAAACCGCCCGTAATTGGTTTCGGACCATGAAAGCAGGATCAGCGCAAGGCCCGCATGAAGCAAGGCCAGTGCGCCGATTGGATTGTCGAGAACGTGCAGGAAATAGCGTAGCGCGACCAGATGCAGGGCTAGGAGCGCGACATTGACATGCCAGCGCCATTTGCCGCCGCCATACCAAAACGCCAGCCCAAAGAGCGCTGTAATGATTGTCAGATCAAGAAAATCAAATTTTGACACTTGCAGGCATCTTTCTCTGCATTTAATATGAGGTGACTGACATTCCAGTGCCAGTCACCAACCACAATGAACGGGAAGGTTCACTATGGCAAAAATTGACAATATCGACATATCCAATCTTTTTCAATTGCTTGAATACGATTCGGAAACTGGTTTTTTTCTTTGGAAACCCCGCACGCCAGACATGTTCTTAAATTCGGAGGCAATTAACGCAGCCGCATGCCGTTCATGGAATACAAAATGGGCGGGCAAACCAGCGTTTACCCATATGGCATTTGGCTACAGATCAGGTCGGGTACACAGGGTTTTTATTTTTGCTCATAGGGTCGCGTTTGCAATGCACTATGGCAGGTGGCCAAATAAATTCATCGACCACATTAACGGCAATAGAATTGATAATCGAATTTGCAACCTTCGCGAAGTCACGCAGACTGAAAACGCCAGAAATTGCAAACTCCAATCTCGAAATAAAAGCGGCGTAACTGGCGTTCACTTCAATAAAATTTCATCAAAATGGGTCGCTACAATTCACGCGAATGCAAAGGTGATAAGTCTTGGTTCATTTGAAAATTTTTCCGACGCTGTCGAACGCCGGAAAAATGCTGAATTTAGCCTTGGCTACCATGAAAACCATGGTGCGATTAGGTGATTATTTTCCGCTTGTCGGAACAATCACGTCACTATCTTTTATAGCACGGTCAAGGCGCTCATGCAGTGCCAAAACGCCCTTTATGGCGCGGTCATAGGCGGATTCCAGCGCAGCGCGTTCACCGGTACTTACAAGCCCGCGAATGTCTTCTGTAATGGCCGCATTGGCCGCTGTCAGCGCGGCTTCGGCTTCGTTGATCTTGGCAGTTGCCAGTCGAATTGCGTCGTTCATGTTTTTGCCTTTTTGATTTCAAACACGTTGCTTTGACTTATCAGGCCAATAATGTTAGAAAAAGCGGGACGAAACAAGCGGTTCAGGCTTGTTCGCCCCTTACCACAAAGAACATAGGACGTTCAAAATGGCTGATAAATATTTTATAGACCCATCTTTGCTTAGGCAACTGCTATCTTACAATCCTGAAACCGGTAGCTTAACATGGCTTCTGAGACCTGATACGTTTACCTATACTTCAGAACGCGGCCGGAAAATATTCAATAGTAATTATGCGGGCAAACCCGCGATGACCGCAAAAGATAAAAGTGGCAGGCACAGCGGCGCAATTTTCAATAGAAATTATTTAGCCCATAGATTGATATGGGCTATGGTTACCGGCTCATGGCCATCAGAAGAAATTGACCATATTAATGGCGACCCTTCGGATAACCGATTTGTCAATCTGCGCTCTGTCACCAGCCAAGAAAACCAACGCAATGTTAAACGGCTAGTGACGAACACAAGCGGAATAACTGGTGTGATCCATGAGCCTAAGTTCAACCGCTATCGCGCATTCATTGGCGCGGGCGGTAAGCATGTCCACATCGGATGCTTTGCAAATTTGAATGATGCGGTAGACGCCAGAAAAGCAGCCGAAAAACAACTTGGGTTTCATCCAAATCATGGACAGCGTTAATTAGTAGCCGATCTGACGTTAAAAACGTTGCTAGTATATTCGACTTTTCGTGGGGTTATCCCCGTAGGGAATATTCTCCACACAGTCTCAACCCGATAAGCTCCCGGTGCAAGCTGACATTTCACTGGATATGTCCACCAGTTTAGATCAAGGTTTGGTGGGAGATCATTCGAAGGGCTATAATTTGCCCGTCCTTGAGATTGGCAAACAAGCGTGAAACTCCCGCTTTCATTCAATCGTTCAACCTCGGAAGTCCACTCGCCATAAAATGGCTTATGGATTGACCTAACTACCGTCATAGATGGTGCACGGCCTTCGGTTGTATCGTTAATCTTTACAGACTGAACTTCAAACCACTGGCTTGCAGGGATAACAATATCGAACGCTATTTGCGCCGTGTATAATGTGGCAAGCGCCAACCCATAACCTATCAAAGCCTTGCTTGTAGCAATCATTTTTTGCCTCCACCCGGGAGAAATTTGGCCACGTCAACGCCCATGAGAATGCCCGGAATTGCCATAAGGAATATTGAAAGAGGAACGACGTAGGCATGAATATAAAGCATTCCTGCAAACAGCACCGCACCCACGACAAACTTGGCCCATTCGAGCGCTTTGGTTTCCTCTACGCTCATTTTCAAGCCTTTCCATGCGTCATAATCCGCCCGATGAGAAACCCGATCACCAAGGCTGTTAGACCGCCGAGAACGGGCGGAATGTCGGCCTTGTCACAGACATAGAGGCCAAAGGCGAGAACGCCCGCGACGGGTGTATTTGTCATGTCAAATACCATGATCTGTTTTGTTCTTCTTGCCGGATGCCACAAGGCAAGCAGGCTCACCGCCGTTTGAAACCGCGATCACACTCCACGTTTTGTCACCATTTGCCACGATGATGAATTTGTGCGTCTGGCTTTCGCCTTGCCAAATCGGAACCTCTCCGAACTTTCGAAGCAAGCCCGCAAGCAGGTCTGGCAATGGTGCACAAGCCTGTTGCGCGAGAGATGGCGCGGGAGCGATCATAAGCAGTGCCAGGACGAGCGGTTTCATTTTGTTGCCTTCCAGCCACAGAGTTTTGCGCCCTTGAGATTGTGCGCGAGAATTGTTGAAACAGTTTCATCGGACATGGTTGCGACTTCCGCCGCCGTTGGTCGAATGGGCTTTGATACAGCGCAGAACGTGCCGCCCGTGGTCTCACATGCCGCAAGGAACAGAAGGCCCGCCAGTGCTAACGCTTTTGCCATTGTGCCAACTCACGCTTACGGTCAGCCGCCGTTTTGGCTGCTACCTGTTCATCAATGGATCTGGCTTCCGCAGATGCCTTTGCATCCCGTTCCGCCTGCTTGGCGCGTTCAGCCTTTGCACCCGCCCGCTTGGCCGCAAGCCATGCCGTGCCGAATGCAGTCAGAGCCGCAATGGCTAGGCCGATGTATTTGCCGAGCGATGTTGTGAGAAAGGCGAGAATGGCTGTCATTTTTTCCAGCCCCGCGCATCGGCCAGCTTGTACCAATATTCAGTCCCTGCCGCGATTGCCATGCCAGCCGCCATTTCCAAGCCATTGACCAGTTCAGGGGCCTCGAGCAATGACGTGTCGCCATCGGTGAAAAACCCCTTGGCAATCAGGACGCCAGAGAGATAGCGCAAGAGAATGCGAATGATTGGGCCGGTCATGATTATCTCCTTGAGAAAACGGCAGTGAGTGCGGTCCAGATCAGCTTGAACCAGTTCATCTTGAGCGCGGGTGGATTGACGGGCGGAAGGGTGATTTCAGGGCGGGTTTCAATGGGCTTGACTGGCGAAGAATTGGGGATCGGTACAAACGATGGCATGGGTTCCCAACCCTTGGCAGACGCCATTTGCAGCGCCAAGGAACGCACTTCCACCATGCGGGATGACCACCCATTTTTGAATGTTGGCCAAAGCAATCTGCCCTTTTTGTCCTTTGCCCGCTTCATGAATGCCAAGCGTTCATCGCAAATATCATGGATGAGTTTTGCGTGAGGAATGGCGCGGACGGCCTTGAGTGTTGCGGGACCGATACGGCCATCTTGAGCCACCCCAACAATCCGTTGCAGGTACTTTATCGCCCTGCTTGTCCCGCTGTTGACGCCAAAATCAAACACGGCAAAATCAACACCATCCGGCAATTCCGCGCCCGATACAGCATCCCAATATTGACGCCGATAAACCGTCTTTGCCTGATCGACAGTGAGCGCCTTCAGGTCTGCGATTGTGCCTGACGGCTTTATGTAGCGCCGGAACGTGGCAATGGTGACGCCAAGGTTTGTCGCCCCGCCGGGATCAGATGGGTGGTTGACGTACCCGCCCTCATATTTGAGGGTTGCGGTAACAGCGCGATTGAAGTTTCTGTCCATGACGCAGCCCTATTGATGAATGACGCGCTTGACGGTCGGGGAAACAGACCACGTGATTGACCATGTATCGCCGGGCTTGATTTCCAGCGTTGAAGGTCCAGTGCCATCCCCGACAGTCGTGGCATTGTGAGAAACCACTGTGACCGTGCCGCCGTAGATATAGAGCGTGTAATGAAATGGCGTGTTATTGGTTTGGGTAGCTGCCGATGTCGGGGTTGTGACTGTGGCAGTCGTGGCATAATCCACCTTTGTCGCGCCGCCTGGCACACGGTTTCCTTTGACGCTCGATGAATACAGTTTTCCAGCCGTAATCGAATTAGCTGTGATTGATGCTTGGATTGCACCAGTTGCGCCCTCAACTTGGTTGTCTTCAAATACATAATCCGCCGCTGCTGTAGGCAGTGTCACGCCGTACCGTGCCTGCAAGCCAGCAACGCCAAGGATGGTTGCACCTGTCCGGCCAAAGCGTGAGTTCTTGCACTCCCACCCGCCATAGAGCGCAACAAAGTCATCTTGGTTTGAGCCGGTGTTGCCAGACAGACGGTTGCCGAAATCGCCTGTGCAGGCCAGTATCTGCACATTGTCCATTGTTTGCGAATTGAGCCGCCAGTTACACTTGCCACCCAAAAGCGCGTGAACATTGGAGAAAATAATGTTCCGATGTGACCCAACCGAACCATCAAGATGTATGCTGTAATTGTCCATCCCCACCGACCAACCGTTATGGAACATCATGTTATTGATGCCGCCGCCCGTGTTGGTATTCAAAAGCCGCATTCCGTTTGCACAGTAGTCGAAATAGAAATCAGAAACGCGGAAATTTGAGACATTTTCGCCGGTTGATGTGCGGTTTATGTCTAGCCCGTATTCAAAGCCGTTGAGCAAAATACCGTTCCAAACGGCGGTATCCCAACCACCCGCACCAAAGCCAATGCCAGTCGGAAGCGCACCCGTCGCGGTGGTTCTGTCTATAACACGGCTAACCCCGCTTGTGGTAATATCTAGCCCATTTATACGGCTATTTACACCATCACCGTGCAGAATGACGGTTCCAGTTTCGTTGACAGTTGAAAGCCGAACGTCATTGATGAAATAGCCGCCCGCCAATGCAGTAGGACCAGCGGTAAGGAATTGTTTGACGTATGTTCCGCGAATATTTGAAAGCAACAGGCGGTTCATACCGTTCTGTTTGACCATTCCGGTTCCGGCGGCGGGAGTAGCAGAGCCGAGGTAGTCAATCCCGACCAACCCACCGTCAACAACGCCATTATCAACGCCTGCGCCCCACGTGAACAGAATCCCGCCATCGTGGGAAATTCTGGTTCCGAGTTCACCGACGATGTATTTGCCGTTTGATGAAATGGCAGTCAAAGCGCCATCGACCGTATAACGTCCAGACGGGACGGTTAGCGTTGCGCCGTGCGGGAGGACGTTCAGAAACTCAATTGCATTTTCAAATGCTGCCGCTGCGTTGTCGTTGCGGTAAGGCTCAATTGCGCCAAATGTCTTGAGTGAAATTGTTTCGCCTGCCCTTGCCCAAACCCGCGACGTGTCAAAAGAAGAACGCAGATATTGAGCGCCATAATCCGCCTCATCGTGAGCCGCAATTGTGGTGAAATCGGAATAGGTTTTTTCAACCCAAATATCGCCGTCGAGAATTGCGGCAATTTCCCTTGTCGTGTCCGCCGCCCGCAATGTGGCTTTGTCAACAGCGGCAATGATTGAGTTGGTGACAAAAGCCGTAACCCATGCCGCGCCCGTACAAACCACAAATGCACTAGACCCACTGGCAATCGTAACAGTTGCCGCGCCGTCAACCAATTCCGCCGCATTCGGGTCGATAATGACCGCCGCGCCGTTGGCCTTGACATGGAACATGAAGCCCGCGCCCGCTGTCGCGGCTACAGGAAGCGCCAATGTCAGGGCAGATGTGCAATTGAACAGTTTGCCGCGATCAGTCGTCAGGACGGTATAATTTGCCGTTTTCGTGGCAGGCAAAGCCGTGGCGAAATAGCCGTTAGCCAAGCCCTCGCCAATGTCGTCAACAATCTTGCGCAAGGCATTGTCAACGTTTGAAGGCGGGCAACCTGTGGCAATGTTAATGCCGCCAACAGTGTTATTTGCCGAAATCGCGTAATCAATGACAGACATGATGCCTCACTTTTTATAGGATATGGATTTGTTGCCATCGCGGTGGGTGGTTTCCGTCCAGCCGTATTTGCTGGACGTGCGCTGGCTTGTGCCGTTGCCGAGATTGGTGACAGAGCCGCCGCCCTGGCTGTTGTAGGTCGCCGTATCGCCTGCCCTGCCGCCGTACATCGCCCGATCAACCGCATTGACGCCGTTGCCGATGTAGGTGGATGGGCCTTGGTACTGCCCGCCGCCTTTGAACAGGTTTGAAAGCAAGCCTTGGCCTTGCGGATTGTTCATCAGCGCCTTGCCGAGAAGCCCGCCGAAAAACGCGCCGACTGGCCCGCCAGCAAGAAACCCAAGCCCGCTGCCGGTAAGTTGCCCGCCCATTGATTTGAGATTGTCAGGTTCAACCGCAGTTTTTAACTTTTGCTGTATTGTTTCGATTGGCGAGAATTTTTTGAACTGTCCTGTGGATGTGTTCGTTGCTGCGCCTATCGGCTGGCCTACAGGCCCTGGAATATTTGACTGCGACGGTGAATCAAAAGCCGTGTTGGCTGTAGCATTCACAGTGATAGGAGAACGTGCAACAGCGGGGTTTGCCTGCATAGGCGTAGAAGGCGCGGCCATGCGGGTTTGGCCGTATTGCTGATAAGCTGCCGCCATTGTCTGAGGGCTTACGGCAGGGGCTGGCTGTGGCGCTACGGGACCGCTTGGAAGGGGATTATAGCGCGGAGTGGATGCCGCTTGCATTGGCGCGGCTTGGCGCTGTGGAATTGTGCCGGTCGGCATGGGTCGCGCATCTGAATAGGCTGATGATGGAACATTCGATAAAGCGCGTTGTGTCCGCTGTGGTGTTGCGGCAAATTGGTTTGTCGGTTGCGCTTTGGGCAGGGAATAGCCAACGCCAGTCGAAGTCTTGGCCGGTGCGCTTGTCGGCATGGGCCGAATGCGGTCCTGAATGGCGGGGAGAGGTGAGCGCGTGACCTGTGGACGTTCACCGGCATTTGCAGATGAAACGGGGTTTAGCGATACCTTTGGCGCGTTGAGAATGCCGCCTTGATTGAATTGGCGATCGGCTGTTTTTGCTTGTGCCATCAAGGCCATTGGCTGGCGAGGTGTGGGGATAGGCGGACGATTGAATGCAGCGACTTGCGGCCATTCGCCCTTCAAGCCCTGATCAATTGCCGATGATTGGGTTGGTGTTAGCTTGTTGTAACTCCAAGCCATTGTTCCGCCAGCGGGTGGCGTTGACCATTCATCAAGATGAATGCCACCACCGGCCATTTCCAAGCCGACGCCGCCGATCTTGTTTGCCGCCCAATATTGCGCAAGTGGCGCAAGAGCATCGCCAGAGAGGCGTTTTCCGTTCGGGTCTGTGATGTAGGTATCGCCAGCCTTGCCGTTGTCATGACGGACAGAGCCGGTGCGTTCGCCACCAGAACCCTTTGCAGGTTGACCACCTGAATAGACTTGCGCTTTGAAGCCTGGACCATAAACGTTTTCAACCGCTTGGTTGATATTCGACATAAGGCTTGGAGTGATTGGCTGGCGACGGTATCTTGCGTCAGCGTTTGCCATTTCGACATTGCGCAAGCCATTAGGCGCAAGGTTTGCCAGACCGCGACCCATGCTTAGATTAGCTGTTCCTTCCGCAGATGCCGATGCCCTGCCCGTCAATTGTGCAGTCTGGATTGGTTGCGGTTTTTTATACCCAACCGCCGTGTTGATTGAACGGTTTTGCGGGTCAATGAAATATTCATGCCCGTCTGTGGACGTGACTTTCTTTAGCCCTTTTGGCAGGTTCTTGACCGCCGATGGTGTGGCATAAAATTGAGCGGGAGTAACAGGCCCCTTTGTTTTGACTTCGGCCAATGCCTTTTCTGCGAGCGACCGATATTTCGCAACGCCAGGAGGCAGCGGTTTGCCGTATGCGTTAAATTCCTTTTTGTTTTTAACCACATCAGCAAGCGAAACGCCGAGCGACTTCGCCCGATTGGCAATAACCGACGCAACGTGTAACATGTCGGTGTATGACTTGCCCTTGGCCTCGCCAAGGATCACGTCGATCACGTCTTGAGCCATCGGGGAACCTATGCAAATTGATCTAGAGCCAGAAGAATGGGCAAGTGAACGTCACCAGATGCCTTGGTGGCATTCGGCGCTAATGATTTGCTTCTATATCGGGGTAGGTATCCCGCTAACGTGGGTGGTTAGCGGCGCTGTTCGATGGCTTGTGGAATTAGTTTGGCCGTTCCCATAGATAGGCCGGGAGTAAAGCCTAGCATCTTCGGCGCAATTTTCTTGAGTGCTGGTGAAGCCTTGCCGGATGCAACCATTTCTTCAAGCTGAAGAATTGCAGCAAGAGCCGCCTTGTCAACGGACTTTGCCGTTAAGAAGCCAGCGGCAGGAATTGCAGCGGCAGTAAGCCCGCCAAGAACAGGCCCACCCAACGCTGTGGCAAGGCCCGCGCCGCCCATAGTTCCGCCGATGGAAACCACACCACGCGGCGCATACTTTGAAACTGCCCGCGCAAGTTTCCCGCTAGTTTCGCCGGTTGCGATCTTGTCCAGCAATTCAATTTCAGCCTTGGTATAGCCTTGCGATCCATTCTTGATAATGTCGCGGGCAAGCGTTTGCGCCTGCTGGCTTATAGCGCGGGCTTCACCGGCTTGTGTGAAATTGCCGGTCTTAAGCCTCGCCAATTCGGAAAGCTGTTCGATTTCTTTTGTGCGTGAACCGCGAGCATATAACGAATTGCCCTGCTTGATCATGTCCAGACCAACCCGCCCGCCAATTACGTCTTTAACGTCAACGCGATCTGCAAACGCATCCAAAGCCTTCTTGGCTTCTTTGAGCGCATAACCATCATTGCCCTTGGCGGTTTCAAGTTGGCGATTGATCACAATGCGAGCATTAAGGAAACTTTCCATGTCCATCGGCTTTTTGCGGAACCCGTCCAAATAGCGAAAAACACCAATGGTATCTTTATGCAATTCAGGGTCAAGCCTGCCCGCCGCCAGTTTCATGTTGCCTATAAGGTTATCAACTGCCGCTGGCCTTAGTGCCGCACCGGATGCCTTTGCGGCTTCCAAAAGATCGCCGCCCTGCTGTTTCAACATTTGTGATGCTGGCAACGCTTTTGCTGCTTTAGGTGCAATGGCTTTGGAAACCATCTGACCGCCCTTATTCAGCACCGCACCGACTACAGGAGCCGTCACCGCGCCGATGGCTGCATTCTTGAACCTGTCCGTGCCTTCACCCTGCCCAAGTCCGGTTACGCCGCCAAACGTCGCCAAGCGGGCTGTATTTCCTAGATTGACTTTACTAAGTTCATTTCCAAGTTTGGTCATGCCGGGGATAAAACGCCCAGTCTTTGTGACGCCTTTGGCAATAAGGCCACCACTTTTGAGAACTGCGCCGCCAGTAGCAAGCGAACCGGCCAACATTCCGCCCGTTGAGGCTATCGGAGAACGTTCGTAGCGCCGGTCAGACAGTTCGTTTTGAAGCAATTGTTCGCGCTTGTAAGCATCAACAAGGCCGACACCATCACGCATCATTCGCCCGACATTGCCAATGGTTGCCGAATAGATTTCATCCGTGAACGGAATGCTATCCATCATGGCGCGGTCAATAAAATCACCCGCACTTTGCCCCATGCCGCCATCTTGCCCGCGCGGGCCAATCATCTTTGTGGCTTCCATCTTGGCGCGGATATAGTCATCCGTGTTTTCTGGATTGGCGTTCTGATTGGGAGCCGCCCCCATTGTCATTTGCGACATTTCATTCATGCCGGATTGCATGTCTTCTGGCGATATACCCATGCCGGGACGAGTTTGAACGCCTACAGGTGTTCCTGCCGTGGCTTCTGGCAAAGCACCGCTGCCCGGCGTAATGCCATATGCTTGGGATATTTCTTCGACTGTTGCTTCCTGCTGTTCCGGCGTTAGCTGGAAAAACGAGTCATCAACATTGACCTTGCGGCCTTCGATGGTGAGTGTTGCCATTATTGCCCCGCCGAAAAGCTGATGCCGCTTTGCGTCTTGCGAATGTTCGCCGGATCAGGTGCTGCACCTGTTGAAATTCCGCCGCGCTTGTTCATTTCGTTAACAATTGACTGCAACCGCTCACGTTTGGCGGCGACAGCCAAATCGTCATCGAATGCAGTAGGCGTCAACATTTCCACTTGGTTTTGCAATTCCTCAGGGCTAGCCGTTGCGCCGGAAGTTAGATAAAGCCAATTCGCCACAACGTTTCGAACCGCGTCTTTTGCAACCTGTGCCTTCGGGTCCATAATGGCGCGGCCAAGTTTACCACCAGCAGCTCCGCCCGTATTTCTTGCTGTTGCGAGAGTATCAAAGTTGGCCAAAGCATCCTTTGCCGACCCCTGCATCTGCCCCGCAAGCAAACCTGCCCTGCGATCTGCTTCCGTGGTCTTGCCACCCGTCCCGCCGATCTGCGTGGTTGTGCCGTCTGGATTGGTGATGGTGATACCGTTTGAACCGGCTTTAGAACCGCCAATACGTTCCCATGTCTGGCTCTGTGGCATCCACTGCGCTTTGTATTCCGCGCCGCGCTCATCATAAAGTGTCTGCATTTCAGGGGCTTTCGGGGCCGTCTGTTCTGGCAAGTTGCCCGTGAGAATAAAGCGGCGACCTTCCGGCGAATTTGGATCAATGCCATACTGTTCGGCAACAGAAGCGCGGTCCTGAAATTCAGGATGCTTCGGCTTCTGGCTTTCGATGTGCATCTTGTATGCCGATGCAGGGTCCAAGACACCGGCTTCAACTGCCTGCGCCAATTCAGGGTCAGAACCTTGCAGGAATTTGAGCGTCTGGTTGATCTTTTCCTGTTCGGCCATCTTCTGCTGACGTGCCTGCCCTGCAACGCCCGCCGCCTGCAAACCGCCGCCAAACTGTTCGCCCAACGTCCGCCCGCCCATCATGGCAGCGCCCATCTGTAGGCGCACCATCGGGTCGGACAGCAAGCCACCGGAGCCGAAAGGGTTTTTGAGATTGCCAAGCAAGCCAGCCATGTCTTTACGCCTTCGTGATCGGAATGCCGTTCATGTAATATGAACCGCCTGATTTCATGGTTTTTGCATCGACCGGATTGCCTGCCTTGTCGGTCCATTTTGAAGTGCCAGCCGCCGCGCCCGTCTTGCTCGTGTCAACGCCGATCTGCTTGGCATATTGCGCAATCTGGTCTGGCCGCGTGATTTGAGGCAACGAAATGCCTTTGAACAGGTTCGCAAGAAGCCCCATGTTTTCCGAAACCGGAGCGCCGTAACCTGCTGACATTTGCTCTGCCAGCAAGCCCTGCTGCCCCGGCATGAACGCCGGAAACTGCTGCATGTTGATCGGCTGCGCGGCTGGTGTTGCCGGTGTTGCCGTCGTTGGTTTTTTCGTGCTGCTACCGCCACCGCTCATATCAATCACCCAAACAAGCCAGAGAGGCCGAGCAAGCCACCAGCGACTTGCCCGAAAGGATTAGCGCCAGGAGTTGTCGCCGAGCCGCTCGTTGAGCCACCCATTGAACCCATGCCCGACGCAATGCCGTTCAGCCGTGCAAGCTGATCCCACGGCATGTTGTTCTGTGAATCGAATATCCGGTTGCGGTCGTTGATCATCCGAGCCGAAAGGTCTTCATAAGACGAACCAATCTTGCCGAGCGTATCCAACGGAGCCTGCATACCCTGATAGGCCGAGCCAATGTTGCCCATGCCCGTCTGGCCTGCGTTAAACAGCGCCTGTTGAGCACCTGATTGGCGACCAAGGAAATTGTTATATTCAGTGTTCAGCAGGTTGCCGGTCACGTCACCGACTGACTTGGCTAAAAGGCCCTGATGTGCAGCGCCGCCAAATCGGCCCATGCTTGACGACTGCTGGTTTACAGCGTTCCCTGCCGCGTCCTGCGCCTGCTTGAGAACGCTTCCAAAGCCTGCTTGGTTCATCGGGTCAAACGAGGCGTTAGCCGTGTTCCTGATGCCGCCCAAGGCTTCCTGCTGTGGCTGGTTAAAGCCGCCGCTGTTGATAATGTTTTGATACTGCCCCGAAAGCCCTTGCCCACCGATATTCTGGTTTGCCATCGACTGGCCTGCGTTCATCGCCTGCATTGTCTGGTTTGCAAAAGGCGTGACGTTTGACATGGTATTGACCGCACCGCCAATGCCCGCTTTGTAGAGGTTTTGCGCGTCAGTCAGGCCCGTTTTCATGGCGGGCTGCGCTTCTTTCCAAGGCTCGCTTGTGCTTGCTTGCGTTGTGGTTTGTTTACCGCTCATAATTTAACCTCGTAGTCATCGCCGTTTAGATGCCCGTTGAACATGCGGAGCCACCCGCGCCGCCCTTTGCAGAGCAGCCGAGTTGCGCCGTTTTCCGTGCCGATCTTTCGGCAAAACTCATAAAATGGTCCGATCCATTGGCGCATGTCGTTGCCTGCCAATGCCCAAACCCGCAAAGCATCATCCTCAAACCGGAGAACGCTCGATGCCATCACCTTGTTGCCGTCGTGAACGATGCAGAGAAACCCGTTTCCAGACCGGCACAATTGCCAAAGTTCACCCGCTGTGAGTGGCGTTGGGGAGCGCCTGCAAGCCTTAGACAAGTCGGCAACGATCAGCGGCCAAAGTTTGTCAACTTCGGCAACCGACGCGAAACCTATGTGCATTAAAGCGCCCCGCGCCCCGCGCCTTCAGAACACGTTACAAGTGCATCCAACGTTGAAACCGTTTCCGCAGTCATGCGGATTTCATCGCCTTCAAGCATCTGAATGGGAAAGTCGCACCGAAATTGACCGCCGATGGGAATGGGGTAATTGGTTACCAGAGAATAACTGGTCGTATTTGCCAGCCGGTAAACCTCGACCGTCACCTTCTTGATTGCAGCGTCCTTGTTCGAGACAAGTATCTCCAACACAGTCGGGTTTTCGGCCTTTGTCGCCGTCAGGATAGCCGTAGCCGTGGCTGGAACATCTTTATAAGCGTAGGTTTTCAGCCGCCCCGTCTGGTTATATACCGCCGCCGTCATGCTGCACCTTCGGGAACCGCGACAGGCTCAACACCGTGCGCAATGGTCCATTCAGTCGCTGCCGGAATCGTATACCGATACTTGTGCAGCCGCCCGCTTGCCCTTGCAGGACAAAGCCCTGTTCTCGAATTTGCAGTGGCGGGATTTGACCATGTAATTGCGCCGGAATGGGTTGCCCGTGTTCCGACCGATACCGAACCGCCTTCCGCATCTGAAATCACCCGAACCGCACTGACGAATGACCGTTCGGGCCAATGCTGGACATTTGCAGTCTCAAGCGTTGCCGCCATTGCATCGCCGGAGAAAAACCCGAACGTGCCATCTGAATTAAAGCCCGCAAATGAAGGAATGCCGCCATTCCAGACGTAACTATCGAGCGAGTAAGGCACGTCCTCAATGGACGGATAAAGGGCAGCAATATCTTCTAGCGTATAAGCTGCCGTTGAAAGAGGAACCAGCATCGTCTGGACGGTATCGAGAAGCGTCCAGCGGTCTAGCTGCCAATGATAGCCCAACACCTTGTTATCGCCGGTTGTCGTTTTGAACGTGAACCAAGCAATCTTTTTGATCGGGTCAACCGTTCCCTGTATTTGGCGGATTTCGCTAATGTCGGAATAGGTCGAAAACCACTCGTCAACCCGCTGGGCTCCGATGGGCTGCGCTTGCGGGCCTCTAAAAAACCCGTCCGTGCAATAGTGGATAAAATCATTCGGGCCGGTCGACACAATGGAATAAGGCGCAACCGTTGCTCTGGACGTGTTCACATCGGTCAATGCGTAGGTGTAGCCAGTGTTCGGGGTCAGCGTGATTTTCCGCACTCTGTCGGTATAAAAGACATAGCCGCCGAACTGATCACCAACCCCTCCAACCACATCACCCGAACCACCGCCCGGCTGATAGTCAGCACCCGCTTCGCCAACGGTCCACTGCGCAATATCCTCTAGACCTGAATTGTAAATGCGATCAGCGCCCGCCGTGGTGTTTCCCGCGAATAGATACCCGCCACAAACCCAGATGAACTTTGCCTGTGGAGGCGATCCGGGAAGCGCCGAAAATTCCGTATCAATGTCAAGGTCAAAAACCTGCATCACGTCGCCAATGTTCGTCGCAACGATGTAATGCCCGAATTGCAGGATTGACCAGAATTGATCATCTGCAAGGTTGTAAGGCCCGCCAACCAACCGGCTAACGTCTGTCCAGGTCGCCGTTCCTTGCACATATTTGTAAATCGCCGTCGCGGTGAACGCGAAGATGGTATAAACGCCAAGCGTTGACCGCCCTGCGATTGCGCCGCGACATTCAGAGCCAAGCGAGCTTGAAAGCGCCTCGAATGAGGGAAACGGTCCCCAACCATCCGCAACAGGAATGGCATTGGTTGCCACGTCTGTCGCATCCGCGTTGAACGGGGATTTGTCTGGCTCGAATGGTGCGAAGAAATTCAAGGTGTTACACCCTGCGAAGTGTATCCGGCGCGGGAATAGTTGGCCAGATTGCTATCAGCTTCCATCTGCCCGAATATCCCATCAGCCAGTGCAAGTTGCTTTTGGGCTTCGTTGTCAGATTTGATAAATTCCGAGGCAAAGGCGCATCCAAGACGGAGATAAGCCTCTGGACGCAATGTCAGCAGCCAATTCGTCGTGTTGCTGTCCGAGAGCGCCGGTATGCCCTGCCAATAGGTCAATTCAATATCCGCGTCCGTCGTCGGGAATGTGTAAAGACTGCCGCCGATGATGGTGAAATGCTGCGGAATGCCGTCAGGCCGTGTCGGGTACTTCATGTCGGCAGCGTCTGGCGTGATGTATGCCAGCGGATAGCGTGTCCCGTTGTCCATCACCACTTTGCGAAATTGCAGGTAGTCAGTCGGCAGCGTGAACACACCCAACGTTGGAGAAAGCGAGGCAACCTCCTCCATCTGGCGAACGCGCAAGCGGCTGTTGATATACCCTTCCGCAAACACGATGAAATCAGGCACATAGGCCGTCAGGTCATCACGGGCAATCCATGTTGCGATTGCCGATTTCAAGCCCGCATAATCGGTTATCGCCATTGTTTAAATCCTGCCCTTGAACGTGCGGAACGGCTTGGCTTCATCACGGTTCAACCACCAATTCAGGTGGTCTTTGTCGCCCTCTTTTAAATGAGGGATGATGTCCTGATAAAGTTTATTGAGCGGAATGCGGGCAACCACCTGCCCTTCGCCCCACCGCTTGCCGTGGCTTTCATCGAAATCAAACTTGTTTGCCGCCAACAGTGTTTCGTCAGCGAAAAACTCTGTCTTTATGATCCATTTGCCGGGCTCCATTTCGAGTTTGGAGCGGCGATAGGTGTCGGTTATCTCATAGACTTCCCACGGGGCATTATCGCTGATCTGCGGGCCGTCGAACTTCATTATTCGGCTCCAGGCAGCGGGTCGGCACGTTCGGCAATGCCTGCCTTGATCAGCCCGTGGGCTTCCTTGATCGGCACATCGAGAACAACGCCTGCAAGGGTTTTTTCGCCGGATTCAGGGCGATAGTTTTTCAGCAGCAGCACAGGCATTGAGCCAGTGGCTTTCTTTTCATCATCTCTGGCACTCAGGAAGTCACCAGCAAGGCCGGTCGCAAGTCCGAACTTGCCCGTGAAATTGCCAAGAAGGGCGTTGAACTGCGTACTGATATGGAAGTCACCATGCTTTCCAATCAGGCTTCGTCTGCCGGTTCCGGCAACGGCGCAACCAACCGCACTTTGGGCGGCCTTCGCGCTTGGATCGCCACCAACGACGACCTTGGCGCAACCGGCGCATCGGGCGGCTTCTCGGCTGGCCTTGTGACGGCGGCAACGAACGGCACACAGCGGGCCTTCACCAAGACCATTCTGGATTCGGTGATCCTGAACACCTACAACGCAGGCGGCAACCCTGATATTCTCATGGTTTCGCCTTACGTCAAGACGGTGTTCTCCGGCTTCATTGCCTCGTCTGGTATTGCCACCCTGCGCTCGCAGGTTGACAACAAGACACAGGCAACGTTGACCGCTGCTGCTGACGTGTATCTGTCCGACTTCGGCACGATTACCGTTGTTCCTAAC